GAAGGTGTTATAGCTGAGGTTAAGCCAAAAGAAATGGAAATGAGCGAAGAAGATAAAGCTAAAAAAGCAATGGAAGACGAAGCTAAGAAAAAAGCTGAAACAGCCATGCAAACTCAAATGAGCAAACAACTTAGTGAGATTGAATCTTTAAAGAACGAAAATAAATCTTTAAAAGATGCGGTTAATAAAAACACTGAATCAATCAACTTAATTTTAAGTGTATTTAAGACTTTGGAAGAAACTCCAATGCAAGAAGAAAACATTAAGATGAAGTCTTATGAAGATATGACTCCGGCTGAGAGATACAGATATAACAAAGGATTAATGTAATGGCTAAGAAAAAAGAAACTGAAATAAAAGAATTTATCAATCCATTCACTCCTAACTTAACTTATATTGAATGGTTAAAGCAAGTTCCGAGTGATGTTGATATGAAAGAATACTTAACAAGTGGTGGGTTAAGTGAAAGCGAAGTAAACCACATATTAAACGAATTAGAAATCATAAACAAAAAATAAAATAAAATGGCAGTAACATACACAGGTCAATCAACTATTAAAGGGCCTAACTTAGTACCAGTTTTACAAGAAATATTCCATGAGAATAAAACTATTGCTAACAACTGGGTGACTTTCAATGATGACATGAAAGAAGGTACAATCATTACTACAGCCTCTGTTGGTGCTACTGCACAGGCGTATACAGGTAATGCGTTAACTCCTTCTAACTCTATTCAAATTACTGATAGAGTTGTTAGTTTAACTAAATTAGAATATCGTGAAGACTTTTTAGAGGAGGCAATTAGAGCAGGTCGCTTTAATCAGTCAATGAAAAAAGGTGCATGGGAAATTGAATCAAACGAATTTAATAGTAAAGTGTTAGGAATGTTTGCTCCAAAAATTTCAGCAGATTCTGAAAGATTATTTTGGGGTGGCATCACAGCAGGAACAAAAACAGCTATCGCTGGCTTAACTCCGGGTGCTGGTCAAGGTTCTATTACAGCAGCAACACAAACAGCCGTAGCCGGTTTAACAGCTGGTTTAGTTGATGGTATATTCACTAAGGCACTATACGATAATAGTGCGTTAGGTCAGTATATCAAAGTAACCGGAACAACCGTAACAAGCTCTAACATTGCTACTGAGGTAGGTAAGATATTCGCTGCGCTACCAGTTGAAATGTTAGAAGACTCTAGCGACCCAGTATTCATCTACTGCCCATTAGCTTGGAAGCAATTATGTTACAATGCTAACAACACTGTTGGTGCTGCACAACAAATCAATTTTGTAATTGAGGGCAACAACTTTGCAACAAGTAGAGTGTTTTATAACGGATTAGAATTAGTGTTTGTTCCAGTACCACTAAATACATTAGCTTATGCTCATAGAGCTTCACGTGTAATGTGGAATAGTGACTCTCATACAGATATTTCTAAAATCGTAATTGATAAGAAACAAGCTGATGCTGATGTTAAATTTATCCGTGCTATCTACACTATCCAAGCTCACATTGCTGATGCTAACAAAGGTGTACTTTACGGAGGTTAATCAATAAAAAAAATTAAGTTAATATGCCTTGTTTAGCAATATCATCCGGTCACACTTATACAGGTTGCAAGGATAACATCTCAGGAATAGATGAAATCATTGTAACCGAGTATAACAACCTAGACCAAACAAATATAGCGAAGTATGCTACAACTGCAAACGTTGTAACTACCTTAGTACTTGCAACAGGTAAGCAAGGTTGGAAATATGATTTAGGAAAAGAAATGATTAACGTATCAGATAACTCAACCGTGAGTGCTGAGTCTGATACCGTGTTCTACACGCCTCAAATCACATTTACAACTAAAGGCTTTACTACTTTATCGAAAGTAAACTTAGACACGTTAAGCCGTCACCGTTTGCTTATATTCGTTAAACGTCGTAACGGTACATGGTGGTTAGCTGGTTTAGACGGTGGCATGGATGCAACAACTATTGAAAATCCATTTGGTCAAAAGTATGAAGATTTTAGCGGACACATTGCTAACTTTTCAGGTAAATCTGAAAGTCCAATGATTGAAGTAAATGCTTCGTTAATCACAGCCTTGTTAAGTCCTGCACTATAAAATAAAATTGGTTTGTAAAAATAAAAGAGCTACTACATTTGTAGTGGCTTTTTTTGTAAAAAAAAATAATGGTTTTAGAAAAAAATACAACAAATAAACTTATCTTTACAGGCACGGAGAAAGGCACTTTGATTAATCCTAATTATTTAATCGAGTTTATTAAAGATGACACAAAAGAAAAAGTTTACTGCATAGGTATTGATAGTTCAACAAACATATTAGTTTACAATAGATGCGATGTTACAGATGTTAGCGGAACGCCAAACCCTTTGAATAGTGAAGTTAAATTAAATGACGGATTTTACATAGTTAATTTTTACGAACAATTAAGTGCAACAAATTTAGACCCTACAGGATTAACAAAAGTTGAAACAAAGATACTGAGAGTGATGAAATCAAATTATGTAAGTCCAATAAAAGAATACAACAATCCTAATAATACAACCTACGTTTACAATGGCTAAAAAAGGAAATACAAGCATAGAAAGAATTTTAGCGAGTAAAGTTAACCGTTTAGAATTACGTGAAGACTTAGGCAATGATATTATTAAGTGGGGTAAGAAAAACGATTGGGGTAATTACTTGTTAGGATTAGCAACTTCACAATCCGAACACGGTGCGATACTTAAAACAAAATCTAAGTATTTAACTGGGTTAGAAATTGAAAGTGATAATTTAGAAGCGCAAAAGTTTTTAAAGTATGCGAACCCGAAAGAGTCATGGTTTGATTTAACAAAGAAATTAGATATTGACGATGTAACGTTTGGTGCAATTGCTGTTAAAGTAATTCCAAATGTATTCGGAAAACCCTTGTATTTTTACCATGTAGACTACGGTAAGTTAAGAGTTTCGAGATGTGGTAATTATTTAGATTACTCAAATGATTGGCAGGTTAATGAATACATAGAACCACGCATAAGATACCCACGTTATTACGACGGTATCAAAAAGCCTTCTATCTTAATTTTAATGGATTATTTTCCGACCTCTAAAAGGTTTGAGGAGTTCTATGCAAAACCTTCTTATAACAGTACTTTAACTGATATTGATACGTATGTAAGGATTAGTACTTACTTTAATAACTTAGTTCAAAATAATTTTGGTAAAAGCGCAATTGTAACAGTATTCAAAGATGACCCAACAGACCCTGAAAAACAATACATAAAAGCAAATGTAAAGAATGAAACAGAGGGTGAGGAAAGTGCAGGCGGTTCTTTAGTTGTATTCACTGATAGAAATGGTAAAGGTGCAGAGGTTCAAGAATTAAGCGGAAGTAATTTAGATAAACAGTATCAAGAGGTAATGAAGAATTTACGTGAGAAAGTTATTATCGCTCACGAAATTAATCCTACTTTAGCAGGGCTTGCAACAGACGGAAAGTTAGGAATGAGCCACAGTAAAGAAATTCAACAAGCACATGAACTTTATATTAAGAAGTGGGCTATCCCTGCACAGGTTAAGAAGATTGGACTACTTGAAAAAATGTTTAGTTTAAAAACTGGGCAGCCGGGTAAAGATTTATTTAAGATAAAACAACTAGACTGGATAGCTGAGGAATTAGACTACACTAATCCAACTCTTCAAAACATTTTATCGAAGGATGAAATTAGAAGTTTTATTTCTAAAAAATACAATTTAGAATTAACCTTAACACCTGTAACACCTGAAAGTCAAGTGCAGCAAACAGGTAACGAGTTCATGAGTAAGTTATCACGCCGTCAAATCAGTAACATGATGAGATTGGTTGATGACTATGAACAAGGTAAAAAGAATTTAAACCAAACAATCATATTATTAAAGGCATTTGGGTTAACAGAAGAACAAGCTAAACAATTCATTAACTTAGATATTAACGAAGGTACAACCGAGCCAACACAAATGAGTAAGTGTGGATGTAATGTTAAGATGAGTAAGGATAAGCAAGATAAAGAGAACTTGTTTATTAAATTAGCTTACGAGAATGCACATGATATTAATGAAGAGGATGAAGTATTAGAAACATTTGAAGTTACTCCGTTAACAATGGATATTAACTTAAGAATGGCAGCTCAACCAAAGTTTACAGTTAATCAATTACGTAATGCTATCTTAACTCAATTTAGAGGTAACCCCGAAATAACAGCCGAAGAGATTAGTGAGTTGTTTGGTGTTGATGTTGCTTTTGTTCAAGAACAAATAGAGTGGCTAGTAAGTAAGCGTTTGTTAGATAGTAATGTTAACGGTCTTAATCCAACTGATAAAGCCTTAGATAAAAAGAATAAAGAAATTAAAGAGGTTTATACAGAGTACTACTATGACAAACGCGAAGGTGTGAAGGGAGCGGTTATACTACCAACAACACGCCAATTTTGTATTGATATGTACAACTTGCATAACGAGAATAAAAAAGCATTGACATTAAAACAAATCGAAAGAATTAAAAACGAGTTTGGTGATAACGCTTGGGATTATTCGGGTGGGTTTTGGAATGACGGTAACGAGATTCAAAACAAATGCCGACACGCTTGGTTTGGTCGTACAAAGGTTAGAACAGTTAAGAAATGAAAGCATTATTAATATCTGAAAATAATTTAAAAGAACGAAGCATTATTAACGATAATGTGGATTGGCAAACCATTAAGCCTGTTGTAATGGTAGTGCAAGATATTTATTTACAAAAATTAATTGGTACGGACTTGTATCAAAAGTTGATGAGTGATGTTATAGCTTCTTTACAGACTGTACCAACTCCAATACCGACTAATTACAAAACATTAATTGATGACTACATTTCTGATTACTTACATTGGATGATAGTTGCTCACGCTGGTAACGCTATTAAGTATCGCTACATGAACAAGGGAGTAATGGAGAAAAGCAGCGAAAACAGTAGCCCTGTAAGCCCTGATACTTTAAAATCAATTACAGATACTTGGATGAATTACGCCGAACATTACGGACAAATGTTAGTTCAATACATTCAGCAAAATGTTAGCTTATATCCTGAATACTTATCGAATAGTGGTGTTTATAAAACGCAACCTATTAAAGTTGCATTTAGCAGCCCGTTTGTTTTTGATTCAAATATTGACCCGTCAATAGGAGTGAGCGAAGCAAGTAGAATAAATTATAATGATTGGTGGAACGTATCGTAAATGAATTACACATTAAATAAAATAGTTGATATACTAGCCGAGTACGCTGCGAATGATTACAGGGTAAATGATTTCTTTTTTGGTGACCTTTGGGAATATGCCGAAAAGAAATTAGATAGATTCCCGGTTATGATTGTGACGTTAAAGGAGTCTGAAATAACCGACCGTTTAGATAGAACTATCTTACAGATAGGTTTCTTTGATAGAGTTGATAAAGGTGAAGCAATTGAATTAGGTGTATTGAGTGATACTAAAGAAATGGCAAAGGGTTTTTACACCTAC